TGGCGACGTGCTTTGTTCAACCAATCTCTAGCGAGAGTATGTGCTTTAGCAAGTTTTTCTGCCCAAATCATATCCTCTAAAGGAACTTCTTCGTTGTTTGCAATACAACGGCAAATAGATTCAAGACGAAGACGGTATGCAGTAGATAACATAAATTTATGTCTCTTTATCTTTATTTATTTCTACCATCAATTCCTTTGCAATTCGCAATGAACGACGGTATATCATATATTTTACCACAGGATTCCTAGGATTGTTAGTCAACCACCACCAGTGGCGTTTTATTTGAGTATTTGCTAACTTTGAAACATACACAAAAGCGGCAGCAGCACGATCATCAGTTACGATGACATATGCTACTACCGCAAACATCCCCAAGAGGATTATGTGTGAGTCCATCAGTGGAACTCCTCATTCCTGCGACTATCAAGATAGCGAACAATTTCTTCTCGCCATTCCATCAACTCATTAAAACACTCCTGATTGTGAGCACATTGACGAAGTTCATGATCTGGTTTCAGGACACTCTCATAGAAAAGACCGAGAGCGTCTTTACGTTTTTCGTGTTTTTGATCGGTCATTTGCGTGACTTCTTTTTAATGGTTTTCCGTTGGTTGTTGATGAAATCAACAGATTGTTTGTAAGTGTTGAGCACTTTTACTTGATTCCCATTATGTATAATCATGAACTTCTTGCCGCATGGAATTGCTGCCCAAAGTCCATCATTAGTTATGTAACCCAATGGAGTCTTGGGTTTGGGATCAAAAATAGATGGAAAAGGAATGAAAGGTTTTAGAAAACTCATCCAAAGATAGCATTGACACTTACTACTGTAGCGCCAGGATTGCGAGCGAGTGCTACTCGTTTCGCATCAGAGTAGTCAACAGCAATTACAACCTCTTCAAAAACAGTACCTGCTTTGAACAGTTGGACTTTGCACTTCATGGTTTGATTCCTGAACGGTTTTAGTATAGCAGAAAGGTCAGCGTTTGACAACGCTGATGGCAGGTTCACCCTGTTCAAATACAGTGTCAACCACTGCCTGAACACTGCGAGCAGTGCCAATACCCACTTTATCATAGACTGGAACACATACCAGTCCAAAGGTCTTCTCAGCGCCTCCCAGACGGATTACACGACCGATTGACTGACTGATACCAATATAGTCCATATTACGCATGAACAATACTGCTTCAAGTCCCTTAACATTGATGCCTTCAGAGAGAATAGAATGGTGCATGATCACAAAACGAGTATCATCCTGACCCCACTGATTCAGAGTCTTGAAGAACTGCTCACGGGATACTTTTTTGCCGTTGATAATAGCACCCGTCTTGCTAGTGATATACATCCAGTTGTATCCACGCACTCGAAGTTCAGCGCAAAAGTCACTCTTAGAAACCAAATTGACAATCTGCTTAGTAGAACGTGCAGCAATCAGGATTTTGTTCAGAGAGTTATCATCAATAGTATCAAGCAAATTCTTACAATCAGACTGTTTGTAGTCTCCCTGAGGCAGTTGCTTCACAACAACTTTAGGAGGGAGAATGAAACCCTCTTCAACCAACTTAGGTGCTGGAACATTACAAATGACCTTGCCATACACCTCTGCATCATTCATCCCAGGTTTGAAGATGGTAGCAGAGTGTTTAGGAGTAGCAGTGAAAAAATAGCAGCGGTTAGCGTTATTAGAAAAATGTTCAGTGGCAGGGAAGAAATTACGCTGGACAGAATTGTGCGCTTCATCAAAATAAATCGTGTCAATATGAATACCACTCTCCTGAATACGATGGAGAGAGTGATAGGTGGTAAAAATCAGTTGATTGCTATATGCTTGCTTGTGCCAGTTGTAGATCCGTGCAGGTTTGGTGCTGCTAAAGTGCTCAGTTTCACCACTGTGAACATGGTAGACAGCGACCATATAATCCTTAGGAAGCAACTCCAGAAACTCTTTGCAGAGTTGTTCCGCCAGAAGGATACGGGGAGCAACAACCACCGTGGTTCTACAACCAAGATACTCATGGTCTAGGTAGTCCTGAATCATGCAGATGGTTTTGCCGCCACCAGTGGGAATGATGACCTGTCCTTTGTCATGCTCCAGCATTGCGTCAACCGCAGTTTGCTGGTGTGGGCGAAGGGTGATGGTCACTGGTTTGGTTTGAACTGAAGACAGTATAGCATGAAAAAAGGGGTCATGCGACCCCATTCAGTAAATTCTCCGCTCGTCATCGTATTGTGTTACGATGGCATTGAATGAAATTGTTATTCGTGGTTTCTCAGTTGGTTTGCCAGGTGGTACACAATGCTGTAGATATGATGGGAACATCAACAAGTCCCCCTCCTCTACCTGTGGAACATATATTTCTCCACAATTATTTGAATCCATCTCAAGACTCAGGTATCTCATCGCCCTTAATGGGTCAGCAAACTCAGGGGGTTGATGCTGTTCTTTATCATATGATAGAAAGTGTATAAATGAGAAGTGTGAATGATTCAACTTTGAGTATAGATGATCATGAATCTCTTGATACTCACCATTTTGATATACATTATACCAGAGGTCAGTGAAGTTTAATCCATATTCTTTATCGAAGAACTCATCAATAGTATGATGATAATTGTTCAATAAAATTTCTCGATTGTCTTCAATAAAATCTAGTTCTTGATCAAAGGATGTCAGAATCTTGTTTGTTACCCAGTCTTCTGGGGTTTCTAGTTCATCTAGAGAATCTAGAATGTTTGGAACTAGAGTTTCTTTCAAAGTCTCGTTATTAAGAACTTTAGACTTGAATATAGTTACAGGAAATACTTCAGTTCGTGTTGTCATACCAGCATTTGAAACTAGGTGGTCCCCATTGACCAAAATCTTCGTCGTTTTCGTCTTCTGCATCAGGGGTAATTCTGGGAGCATTTTTTGAACTCTCAATATAATTCTCGATGTCTTTTTTCTTCGAGTATTTTAATTTAGATGCATGTTTCCAGAAAGGTGTATCATAAATTGAACCAGTTTTATAATGCCAGAGAATAAAGTCTTGACACCTCTTGACATGCTTATTCATGTGTGGATTAACTTCACTCTGAAAAATTTCATCAATTAACATTGCATATAAGGATTGAGCAACATCTGCATGAACACTTGATGCAGTTGCTTCCATAGGTTCAATAAATGAATACCGATTACCATTCAGTAATGTTCTTTCATCTGCCCAAATATCTTTAGCAACATAATTTTGAAACGATAGATTAGCATCGGGTTCTACACCAAAACGACCGATCATATCCTTTTCAGCATCATCTCTACTTGTAATATCACTATTGTAGAGATATCCATAAGATACACTATCATGATTTGGAATGATAAATGTCCAACCGTTTGGTGTGGCAACATGGCGAGTATAAAGTAAATCTATATCTCTACCATCTTCTTTTGCAAGAATAACAGAGTTCAATGGATTTCTAAGAATTTCATACTTATCATCAAGAACATCTGGAGTTCCACGACAATCAATTACATAATCAGCATCAACCTGATTGTCAATATCAGTTATATTCTTTTCAACAACTTTGAATAGACCAGACTTTAATGTCTCCTGAGATAGTAAAGATGGAATATAATGTGCTGCTACCTCACCACCACCAAAAGCATGAAAAAAGTTAGGATTCTTTTTACCCCAACCCTCATAGTTTATCCCTTGTTTGATAGTTGCATTGATGAGGTTTTTGTCAATCCAATTCATACCAAGACAATCAAACACTGTAGTACGAGTATCTAATTGTAATCCCTGACCAACTCTTTCAATAGGAAGATCTGGGTCATGATAGATTTCAATCTCACCAATAACATCACCTTGTTCTTCTTCTTTTAAAAAGTATAGTTGTAGTGCAGAAATACATCCAGCATTTCCAGCACCAACAATAGCAATTTTCTTACCCATGTTATCTAAAGAGTTATATTATCTATGTTGAGTAAAATCGTATTTAATAGCAACAGTAAAACGATATCTTGTTCTCAATGATGTTGCTCTATGAAGAATCTGTGCAGGAAATGAAATCATACGATTTGGTTGTGGAATAATTCCATAAATTTCATCATCTAAAAGGAATTGTGTTTCTCCACCTTCTTCTAAATCATAACGATAGTCTGGAAAGTATATCCAAGTAGTAGAATCTTTTCCTGGAGCAGCATCAGTGTGCCACATGGGTTCATCCTTTGGGGAAAAACAGTTTATATAGAACCTAGAAAGATATTCTTTTGAAAATTCTTCAAATTCATTTTCAATTTTATTGACAAATAAATCAAAAAACTTTTTTGGATCTATCCTATCATCACATGTAGTTCCAAAAGGTATATGTTCTCCAGGTATTTTTTCTGGATTGTGAAATACAGTCCACAAATTATGAACCAGTCCTGTAGGTGGAGTATCATCGTTGTCTGTTTCACCATAATAATATGGTGCGTCAACGCAATATCTCATAATGTCATCACGCTCTTCTTCAGTAAAGAAATCATCATATACGTTAATCATATTTTATCACCTTCATACTCTAATACTCTAAAGTTAAATGCTATTGTAATCCTTGGATAATCTGGTGTCGGTGGTCCTGGTCTTACTGAATGAACCAACCATGATGGGAACATAAGCAAGTCACCTTCATAGATATTCGGTTCCCATACTTCATCATAATCATTTCTGTCTAATTCAATACCTAAATTGCGAATTTGTGCCATGGGATCTTTGAATCTAACAGGTACATGCCTCTTTCTATCATAAGATAAAAAGTGAATACAAGAAAAATGTGCTCCCCATGGTCCACCAATATGGTCATGTTCTTCTTGCCATTCACCATCTGTATATACATTATACCATAGTTCATCAATAGCAATTTGAAATGGTGCATCAAACACCGATCTAATCGCTCTACCGTATCGTTCTTCTAATAATTTTTGATATGTGTTGTCTTCACCAAAGAAAATTTCTTTCCCTCTTGGCTCACCATCAAAAGAAGTTCTAAGACAAGTAGTTGTCCATCCTTCTGGAATAGGTAAATTCTCAGAATCTTTTACAATTTTATCTGATAACTTATCCTTCAACATCTTATTATCTGGAATATTAAGATGAAAGTAAGTAACAGGAAAAATTTTTACGTCAAGTTCAGAGCGATAGTTAATCTTCCCCTTTACATTCAAAGGATTTCTAACATTAGTGTCTATAGATTTACTAGGCTCCATCTTCTCTTCAAAAGCAACAAACCAATTTTACTCATGATATTGAATCTTGTCAAGTATTGACGATTATGATAAGATGAGTGTTGTACTTCCTACACCAGCAACAGTAAACGTAAGATTATTTCCACTAACACTTATCTTGACACCAGTACCAATTCCGCTACTAAATCCACCAGTAGCAGTTATAATACCGACACATTCAATACCTGGTGTTACTGTTGGTTCTGCATCGCTTTGTAAGATCCTGACAGGACCATGAACTTGAAGCACTGCGTTACTATCAACATCCGTAGTTCCAATACCAACACTAGCAAAGATTGCATCACCTTCTAAACAGTCTAGAGCAATTTCATCTCTAATTGATGTTGTTCCAATACCAACAGAACCTTCTTCAACGATAACTGTATTTTCTGGAGAATCTACACCCTGACCAATTTGAAGTGGTGCCAGTGGTTTTTCTGTACCTCCTGTAGAAGAAACAAGGATACCTTCTCCAACATCACCATTAAGGTCAACACGAAGAGTTCCTTCAATATCTAAATCATTAGCAGTTGAAATACCAGAATTGATGTCAAAGTTACCACCAGTAATTAAACTATTTCCAGCAGCATCTTTTAAACCTGTAGAACCACCTGTTACATAAACTTCATTAACAGTTAGACTTGAACCGATACTAACATTACTATCAATCGAAAGTTCTTGACCGAAAGATGCAGCACCAGTAACTGTTAGACCAGTAGTGCTGGTCATACCAGAAACTTGTAATCTTGTTGATGGGGTTGTTATACCCAAACCTAAGTGACCATCATTAGTCAAACTCATCAACTGGTTTGATTGGAAGTGCCAATGGAAATTTCCAGTACCTACACCAGCAGTTCCTGCCTGTAGATAATAATTGACATTACCATTACCATAGTTTACTAAATCAAGTGCTTCATAGTTACTATATGGGAATAATCCACTATCGCTTCCATAACGCAATTCTCCAAAGTTACTTGATATTCCGATCATTTCGGATCTACCAATAGAAACTCTAGAAGAACCAGAATTGCTAGTTACACTAAAAAGTGCAGGTCCCTCGTTGAATACTTGTAATCCTCCATTAGGTGCTGAAGAAGTTCCAATTCCTACAGAACCATCGACTACTAATATATTAGTTACTGTAGCAACACCAACAGTAAGATCATCAATATCAACATCTGCTGTTGATGTAAGTGATGCTGCTGTAGTTGCAGTACCTGTTAAGTTACCTGTAACATCACCCGTAATTCCACCAATAAAACTAGATGATGCAACAGCATTTGCAGTTAAAATACCAACAATAACGTCTGGAGTTCCAACTAATCCTTCTGCACCAGTTGCAATACCAGTGACATTACCAGTTAGATTACCAGAAAATCCTCCAGTAGCAGTAACTATCCCAGAAATAGAAACATCAGCAGGTAACTTGGAATTGAGTAGAACGGGAAGTCTATCGTTAGAAATAGTTCCCAACCCAATGTTTGCACCATCAAGTAATGTTAGCTCAGAACCCATGCCAACGTAACTATGGGCAGTTACAATACCTGTTGCATAGATATTTCCTTCTGAAGTGATACCAACACCATGTCCAAAGTTGAGTGGGTCTGTAGTTCCACCAATTTGAAGTGTATGTCTGGGGTCATCAGTAGCAACACCAACATATCCTCTGTTATAAATGCTGGTAAATCCTAAACCAACATCTATATCTAACCACTGCGATGTTGGCATCCCAGAGAGGAATCTAGCATCACCATAATAAGTAACAATTCCTGTAGGATCTGTTGCTGTTATAAATCCAGAACTAATACTAACTCCAGCACCAACAACACTAGAGGTAAATGCAACCTCATCAACAGTTGCTTTTCCAGAAACAACAAGAGTTTGACCTCTTAATTGAGATGCTGTAGCAAATCCCGAGACCGTTACATTTCCGCCACGAACATCCAGAGATTCGGTTGGAACAGTAGTTCCGATACCAACCAGACCAGTTTGCGTTACAATTAACTTATTGTCGTCAACTTGGACTCCATTACGAAAATTAAACTGTTTGTTATAATTCGCCATCTCAGGATGCTTTTCTAGTTATTTATCATTGTGGGTTATGGTTCTCGATGGGACCAAAGATATTGCCCTGAACAACGAAGTTGTGAGATCCACTACTTCCAATGATAATTGCTCTACCTTTAGAACCTCCTCCACAGGATGAATTTGAACCATCTTGACCAAATCCACCACCGCGAGCACCATTGGTACCGCGACCAGCACTGCCGCCACTACCAGGTCCACCCTGACTACCATTATCACCGCTTCTGCCGCGATTGCCGCCGCCTTTGCCACCCTGACCACCAGGGAAGCCTTGACCGCCGCCGCCTCCGCCGCCGCCTTCTCTCCTCTTTTTCTTCTTCCTTCTACGCCATCTTCTTCTACGTCTACTATCATTTCTGGCACCGTTTCCACCGCCGCCACCGCCGCCACCACCAGCGATGAGACCATAGTTCCAAATATCTAAAGGATATGAGATACCAAGTCCAGTGTTTGCTCTTTTACCACTAGTACATCCACGACCTCTATTTCCACCTTTACCACCATCGGCACCAGCGCCCATAATTTGACCATTACCACCAACATATAAATCTAAGTTAGTTCCACCTTCCCAATTACCAGTTCGCATTGCACAGGTAAGACCACCAGGATCCGATGTACGATTAGATCCTATTCTGTGATTAACGTGGAGGATGACTCTAGTTCCTGATGAATTACCAGGTTTTTGCCTAAACCCACCAATTACGTTTGTTCTTCCGTTACCAGGTCCATTATTGTATCTGTTTCTAGCAAGAACCCTTCTTTCATCACTACCATGATAGTAATTAACAACAACGTTAAGTTGCTTACCATGAAAATTACTAAAGGCAATTTGACCTGATTGAGGAACACCCGTATCAATAGGCAAATTTGACATTGCCCCGTAAGTTTCGGAAACACGATAGCGACCTAAACTAACTCCACCGCCAGAAGCATTTGCTCTGCCAAATTCACGAATAATATCAGAGAATGCTATTTTTTGCCCAGATCCCTGTAACATATCTCTTTTTGATTATTTATTGAGTTTATCTTCAAGAGCGGAAACTTTATCAGAGAGTTCCTTGATTGCTTCAATCAGAAGTGGTACAATCTTTTCATATTGAACAGTAATATATTCTTCACCCACTCCCGCAGGTCTAACTGCTTCTGGAAGAACTTTTTGAACTTCTTGAGCAGAAACACCAACGTAATCAATTTCAGTATTAAATCCAAGTTCACCGGCAGTTTCATTAAAGTTAAATGTGAATCCGTTCAATGAGCAGACTTTATCGAGAGCACCTTCAAGTGGTTCTCTATTTGTCTTCAAACGATCATCAGATGCGAACGCAATAACATCACCATTCAGCGTAAGATTATTGTCTGCAGAATTATATTTGATGCCAGCATCAACTCTTGCTGTGGTGTAGTGACCACCAGGTGCTGTTCCCTCTTGAAGTAAAAGGTAGTGTGGTCCACGGCTATTTCCTAAACCATTAACTCTAATCTCATTCGACTTGTCAGCAGTTCCTTTGAAGTTATTAGCAGTAACAGTATTATTGGTTATTTGAACTGTATTACTAGCAAAGTTGGCATCATCGTTTACCTGAAGATCTTCAGTAACCTCAAGATCACCACGAACGATTGCACCACCACTCAGGGTTTCAAATTTAATGTTATTATCATAGTAAAGTTTTACTCCCTGATTTTCCTGGGCAAAAATCATCCACTCATTATCACCAGCATTCTTTGCATTAAAAGTGCTTCCATTGAATACTAAACCACCAGTGCCTGACTCTTTAAAATACGCATCATTACCATCATGATAAATCTGAAGATGATCACTATCGCCAAGTAACAACTTGTCATTGTTACGCATATCAATGTCAGCGTTGACATTTAATTTTGAATTAAATGTTGATTCGCCATCGACGGTAAGAGTTCCATCAAGTTGTAAGTTGGCACCAAAGTCAACATTACCGCAAACAAAGAGTTTCTTCTTGATTGCAACTCCACCCTTAACTCTGAGTGAAGCAGTCTTATCATCACAATTTGCTGCATCATTCTCATTTTGGAAATCAACAGTTCCAGTAACTCTCAGGTTATTATTCAGAACAAGTTTCTTGTTCATTCTAACGTCACCGTTATAAGTTACGGGACCGTCAAACTGTGACAAGATTTGTTTGGACTTACCACCCTCAACCAGGATTCTTTCCTTAACGATAATCTCATCAAATACAACAGAAAGTCTGTTGGGATCTTCACCAGTTACAGTTGGTGTTGGAACATCAAATGTTGTTTGTTCACCAGACTGTGCAGAATACTTGGTGTTTCCAATATAGAAATCACCATCACTATCCATACCAGTGTAGAGAACAGTACCACAAGAGGTTTCCTGTGCCTGTGAGAGGAATTCCTCATCTTCTGTAAGGGTTTTAACCTGAACTTGTGGAAGACCCGTAGAGTAGTTACCAGGACCATATCCAAGGTATTCAAATGTGTGACCAGATGCACGAAGAATAGAAGGTCTGCGAAGTTCAATTGGTTGCAGATTGATTTTCTTAATCTGAGTGCCACTGAAGTGTTGTTCGATGATGGTACCCATCGAACCACGAATTACCTGGAGTTCATTAGCACTACCACCAAGAAGTGTGGTAGATTTAACTCTCATAATCTCATTGTTGACTTGAATGTAAGATCCAAGAGGGAATCTAGAAATTACATCAGTCATTCCTGTTGGGAGAGTCACTACAAAGTTTTCCTCTGTAGTAATCGTTGCTCCTAAGAACAACACGTCTCCACCATAGTTGGGAAGAGATCTAGTACCAAGGTTCTCACCAAGACTATCTGCACTAGCATCATTAGCAGACATGCCATGCTTCAGTACATGTGTAGCCGTTACTAGTTGTACACCAGTGTTATTATTGATTGTAAACTTAGTTGGAGAATCAATCTCCTTGACAAAATAATCACCGTAAATATTGTTGTTGGCAGTATCAGTAAGTCTTACTTGATTACCCTGAACAAGTCCGTGTCCCTGAGTAGTTTCAAAAGTAATATCAACTCCACCTGCTGGATTCGTTACAGTAACTGAACCCTTAATGAGACCTACTTTACCTACAACAATTGCATACTGACCAACATCAATTCTTGGATCACCTGCTGTTTTTGCAATACTAATTTGGTCGGTTGTTGATGCGTTAGTAATTCTGTAATATCCATCAGTTACTGTACTGATACCAGTAATCTGAACATAATCACCAGTTGCAGAAGAAATACCAGATAATTGAGTATTGATGAATGCATCACTAGAACTACCACCAATACCATCTGCATTACTAGTATCAAAATTCAGTCTTTCTCCGTCAGTGTAACCTGAACCACCAGAAACAATCGTCGCAGCAGTAACATCTCCACCAACACCAACAGTAACATTGGCAGTTGCACCATCCCAAGTAGTGCTACCATCATTAAACAGTTTGACGTTTGCATATTCGCCTGGAGTGTGTCCAGTGCCACCAGTAAGACCAGTGTATGTACGAATTGGATTTAACTGGTGAGCACGACTAAATGCCAGAACAGCACTTGTTCCAGAATCACTAACTGTCGTAATCTTATTACCTAAATCAAAAGTTTCGTAGAACAAGTCTACAGTTTCTCTTGTAATACTTCTCTTCAGGTCGTCTGTTACAACTTCACCAATAGGTGTTCTCTTAGCAAATGAATTTGCTGCTACAGGATTGTCGTTAAAGTTGTCTCTATCTAATTGAGGATAAAGATCGGTAACTTTCTGACTGTACTTATCAACAGTAAATTCAGAATCAATTGCATTAGCAGCATTAAGAACATACAGATAGAATACACCATCTTGGATATTCTTAATATAATTTGTGATTGTTTCTACACGATAGATGTAGAAGTTATTTTGATTATTATTTCTGCTAAATCTAGGCAGATTTTTGTCTCTTGTACTTACAATATTTGTAGAACTTGTTCCTGGAGCATGAGTTACTCCAAATACATCTTTGTTCGATACCTTAAATTCCTTGTCATTATCGACAAAACCAACAAGAAATTCTCCGTTGAATCCTTCTCCAGGAGTAGCATTGGGGTTGGTAGAATCTGCAACATCTGTAATAATAACAGTATCACCAACTTTAAGGTTATGAGGTAAATCAGACCTCAAATTCATTCCAGCACTGTTAATTTGTGGAATGATTCCTGCACTATAGGTACATGTTGATAAGAATCTTGGATTACGATTGAAATCGTAGTCAGATCTTGTAATATCAGTTTTATTGTGGTCCTCAGTTTCTCTTACATTGACTGAAGAAGAATCTTGAAGGACAAATCCACTTACAGGGTCTCTAGTGTTATCAAATTCTTTTGGTACAACATAACGAATTCTATAAAGTTTTTCATCCAAACTTCTATCATCAGCCTTTCTTCTGACAACAGTAATTTCGGACTCATCATTAGTAAGTGTGCCAATATAGTTGAAAAGTTCAGTTCCACCAGCAGGATTGTCTGTATGAATGAACCATCCACCACCATCAGCAAGTGATTTAGTTGCATTATCAAATGTATATGAACCCTGGTCTTTATTATCAAACTGAATTGGATGACCTAAATCACCAGCATTTTTATCAGAAACTCTACTCTCAAGACGAAGTTCTAGTGATCTGCTAAGAGTATCAATATCACCATAAACTTTAATAAAGATTGGTGTTTGTGCTTCTGCGTTTGTTTTTGATGATGCAAGTTGGAACTGTGTATTTCCAAGAGTTATACCGTCTGCTCTAGTGCCATTCTTTTCACTAGTAATTGCAAAGTAAACTGTTTCTGGTTCTAATCCTTCTGGAAGGTCACCAACTTCACTGTAAATACGTACTGTTTCACCATTTTTTAGATTGTGTGCAGCAGTCGTATTGAAGACCATTTGGTCAGTCTTCTGTTGATTCGGGAAAGTAATCGAAATGTCATTGAATACTTTTGCGGATGAATCAGTTCCACCAATAGAGTTTGTTGCTGAATTAAATGGTGCATCGGTCATCAAGATTTTTGCACTCTTGGTGCCACCAGCACCATCACTCAAGAATACTTTATCATCAACTCTCGCACCAATTCTATAACCTTGAGAAATAATTGGTGGTGGAACATCTAACTTATCATATCCTAACAGATAGATTCTATTTGCTACATTGATATGCTTTGTTTTTGCTACGTCAATTTGAACCCATTCAATATCAATTTCTGGGGTTGAAATAGACTTAGGTGGAATAATAGAGGTTATATAACCTTTATCATCCTTCGTAAATGCTTCTTTCTTAAATCCATCTGCTGCCAGTGAGAACTGACCGAAGTTGGAGTTAGAGTTAGTGATAGATGCGTCACCACCACTTAAACACTCAAAGTGCTTATGGAAACCAATAGCAAAGACTGAAACGATCTGAATGACCGCATCATTTGACATCTTGATATGCTTAGATTGCCATCCTTCTCTATAGACAGCATCAGAATCTAAGTGATAAACTTTATCTTTGTTTGCACTATTTGCTAACTGTGAAAGTTCTTCTCCTTTAGCAACTTTTGGTGCAGACTGATCGTAAATTCTATTGGTTGGATCATACTTAGTGAATGCACGGTCATCCTTCTGGAGAGACACAGCAGTGAACTGTGCAACAACCATTGAACGGAAACCATCTGCCTTTGAACCATCGGCGTGCATACCGTTCATGCCATAGACAGAACGGAGTGAGGTATTAAAGATATAAGGAGATGCACCAGAAACTGTATCAGTTTCAATAGTTACAGTTGCACCACCAACTTGTAAACCAGCAGCAGGTCCAGCAGGAAGGTTAGATCTTACTGAAGGAAGTGCATATGTGAATGTAGTATCGTTGATAACTTGAACAACTTTGGTGGAGATGTTAAAGTCTGCTTCACTAACACCACGAATTTTAATTGGAGTTCCTGCATTTAATTCGTGAGGAACTTGTGTCGTAACTGTAGTAACAGTTCCAGGAGTTGCACCATCACCAGAAATAAGAGTTGAAATGGGTACAGGGTCAGATGCAAACGCACCAACAATTTCCCATTCTGGACGCTGCTTAGATAATCCCTCTGCTTGTGCTGGGAACTTCTGGTCAACTTCTCTTCCAGATGCTCTATTGTATGCGTTACTGACCTTACTATAGAACATGTCAAGGTCGGTGAGATCATAATTCTCGACCTTGTTTACACCATCAGCATACTCAAAGCATGTGAGTTTATGGTGAGAGAAAGTTGGTTTTGACTTATTATCAGATGAGAAATCTCTAGGGTCTGTATATACAGTACCTGTTTCATCACCATCAAAGAAGGTAAATTGCCAGAAATAGCAAGCGCCAGTAATTCTAAAGATTGCTGATTCTGGTACTGTAGGGTCTGTTGGGTTGGGAACATATTTTGGTCTAACCTTAGTCTTTCTTAAATCAAGACCAACGATAGAAGTACCACGAGGGATAATGATACCACCCCTAACACTATTGAACTTATACAGGATATTATCTTCCTGTGTAAGGTCAAAGTTTGAATTTAAGGTAAGTGTTAATTCTTCTTGAGCATTGAAAGTTGCTCCACCTGGTGCTACAGCAAGAGCATTTCCACTACCATTATCTCTAATACCATATCCAGGTCTGTTATCAATCAGGTGATTACCTGGGAATACAAGAATAGTAGTTTTTTCTACTAAATCGTTGTCATCACCTCTCAGATAGGAGAATCTTGCCGACTCCAGCAATGCTCTCTGAATAGTTTTGAAGGGTTTTGTTAACGAATTACCCTGGTTTTCAATACCATCAGTAGAGTCAAGGTCGTTAGGGTTAACATATAGAATGCGACCTTCGGCATTCTTGATAAAGTTCTCAAGCTTATTAAGAGGCATCTTATTCTGACAACCGTTAGATTTCTATGTTTTATTTATCCCCTTAAATCTTCCTCGTCAAAATAAGATACTAGGTCATCTGGTAATATTTCTGGGTTTAAAATTTTAATATTATCAAAACATGGATGGCATTGTTCTGCAATCAGATAATTTGATCCTTTGTAAACATCTTCTATTTCGTATGCCTTATTTTTAGTTGCTTCTTCAACCAAATCTCGATCATAAAGATGACCAACTGGTAAGTCATCAAATGTAAATGGAATATCATTCAAGAAATACATCTTGACGATTATTTTCTCATCGTTATACCATACGTATGCTTTACTTACGGTATAAGCGTCAATCGTCATATGCTTTTTTGCTAGTACCTTATTTAGTGCGAGTAGGGAGACTTGAACTCCCACGAGCGTAATGCTCAACAGATTTTAAGTCTGGTGTGTCTACCG